GCCCCAGCCTCATACATACTTTAATCATTGTATTAATTTTTGGGTTATTATTTAAAATCGAATTTAAAACTAAATTACATTCTTTGTGAAATTGCATTTGATCGGTAATCTTGCGTAGATATTTGGTGTTTTCATCTACGCTGGCATCCACTTTGTCGCAAAGATTCATATTAAGAGCTTCACCGGCTGCTATAAAGGTAGTTCGCGCCATCATTCGGGAAACTTCATCTTCTGACATTCCGCAACGCTGTTCAATCATTTTGATAATGCTTGCTTGCATTGTTTTCAAAATTCCATCTGAACCACCGAAAGGATTGTGATACATCAACCAACCATAATCCGACATTATCCGCTTTCTTCCTGCTTGAAAGATTACCCCTGCAATCGAAGCGGCTGCACCTATGCAATAAGTGTCAACTGGGGTATTTGATTTGAGAATAGCACTGTAAATGTTGTAACCGTCCGTTACTACTCCACCAGGTGAATTAATCCAAACTTGAATACGTTTTTTGCCAAGCGTGTCTAATAGAAGTAGTTCCTGCTGAAATATGCTTCCATCAATTCCCATTCCTTCATCTTCATCAAATCCGATGTGCTTATTTAAAAGCATAATAGGCTCGCTAACTGTCGGGTCGATACAATAGTTCATGCAATAAAAGTAAATTTATTAAATTGCATGCATGAAAAGTGTAACACTTTTTTAATAAAACGCAAAAAACCGGACCAATTTAATGATCCGGCAAAACTAAAAACGAAAAGTGAAAGAAAACTATCTTTTAACTCCTAATAGTTTTTCGCGCTCATGTTGTGGCATGTTATTAAACTTGTCCTGAACCGCTTCTTTTATAATCGAGCTTTCAGATTGTCCGGTCTGTTCAGACATATTTTTAACTAATCGCGCCTGAAGTGGCGGCAAATAACCAACAAATCTACGCTCTTTTGGGATCATACTAATTCAGATTGTTTGTAATATTCAACCATTAAATCACTTCCAAAGATAATATTTTCTTTGCGAATATCAACGCCCTCAATGGCAAATTGTTTATAAACGTATTCTTCTCCGTATTCTTTAGCTACCCATCTCTGAAACGTTTCGTATTTGGCTTTGCTTAGAATAATGGCTTTTATTGATTTATTAAACTTAAATTCATGCTGAATGCATGCTACACACATGTCCACGGCAAGATTTCCAACACTCGTATAATTGTAGATGTCGATTGGTTTTGGTTCCTTCATTTTATTTCTTAATTAGTGCATAATCAAATACTAAACTATTAGCCGATGAACTATTTTCACGGACATACAAAGTAAACCCTGTTGATGTTTTGTTTCGAATTGTCCAAAATACATTAGCATCATTCGCTGGATCAGTTGCACCACCTAATAGCGAACCTGAAACAACATAGTCAACGGCTCCGATACTCGGAAAGGTAACTGAATATGATTGACCGCCCGCAACGTCCCCTACCGAATAACTCCCAACATACAATATGGGATGAGTATTTGATATTCCCGGAATAACAAAGTTTGGATAACCACCCAGCACTCCGTCTCCCGTGATTGTGATAGGTGGTTGAATGACGAATGGAATAAAATTAACTTCTGAATAATTGGCAAATGTAGAACCATAAGCACCGGCGGATATTCCTATTTTCCGAATGTTGTGAACGTTGTGTGTTGTTAGATCGGTGAACGTTACGGGGTCTGCATCTGTTGTATATTGCGTTGTTAAGATCGAAAGTACAGCAACATTAGAACCGGTTACACTAAACGAAAACGCATCAACTTCAAATATTTCACCCTGATAAAAAATAGTCCCTGGACTAATTGTATAAGATGGATGCGTAGCAGAATTAACAAGCCCTTTAATCACATAAATAGTGTCGGGATTGTAAGATGGACCAATCAACGCCGTAATTAAATCCCTTAGTGCTTCAATGTGTGCATCCTGAATGAATTTAAGTGTTCCTTTTTTAATCTTTATTTGTGCCGCATCCGATACAGCGGTAACGTCAAGTATTTTCATATGTTTATTATTTCGTATTTAATTGATGCAGGAATGTATTTATTTACAAAGTTGCGTACTGATTCAGTGTTGCCGGTTTCGGTTAAATCTAAAACAGCCGTCGGAATATTGATCGTGAAGTTATTAATGTAAATGTAGGGCAAATCCCCCCCGATTGCGTCCGATGATGTTGTTTGTCCCACTGAACTACAGTAATCATCCGTTTCACCTACAATAAACCCATCTAAAATAGGATCATTGTTAGTAATGTAGATATCGCTTATATTATCCGGCTGTCTAAATACAGATCCAAACTGTTTATTCAAAGCGTACTCCAAAACCAATCTTGAACCGTTATACAAAAGCCGTTCTTTTACTCCGATAAAATTATCTTGAATCATTAACCAAGTGACCGAATCTGTTGGTAGGTTATTATTGCCGTCAATTAAACTTGAATATACTTTTTTCTGATAAACGGCTTGTTCCAAATACGAATATTCCCTGACCTCATAATTTAATACAGTCAATCCATTATAGTAAGTGTCAAAGAGTAAGTTTCTGGCCCATTGCAAAGGAGAAAACAAAGCATTAACCAACTGTAAAGTGTTTGATTTCCTTTTGTCAGGTGGTAACAATTCAATAATAACCGGATTAATATTAAGATCGTATTTCATTATTCAGGTATAAAATTCATTGAATCGGTAAATGTTTTACTTGTCGTTGTTTCTTCGCTGATATATCCCGCCACCGAATTCCATAGCCTTGATATGGTTGTCTGGTTTAATATCAAATCAATCCCGGAGCTAAATGAGACTGAATCTTCACGAACTCTAACATTCAATAGAACTACATCATTCACGCCTGAAACGTTTCTGATTATCGCTTCCAAGTCGGTTATTTTAAGACTTCCGTTGAAATTAGTAATCGAAAGGTTTTGTAAAAATGTATTAACGGCTGCAATTACATTATTTTTAATGACCGCTGAATATTGACCCTGATAATAAATATCTGCATTTATGTAAATCTTGTCAGCGTTTTTTGATTCAATGTTGTATTTTATTCCGGCTGTTCCTTTTTGATTTATATATCCCTGTGCTGATGCCTGTTCTAAATCTGTCAATGCAATAAACGGATTTTCTTTAGCTACCTTAATAGTTACAACATTCGGAGCTGTCGAAGTCACTGAACATGCCGTTATGATCTTTAACCCATTATCAACTATCGGGTATTGAGGTGCAGTATCTATTAATTGAAGTATTTGCGGGTCTGTTAATGAAAACTGAAAAGCAAACATTTGCGACTGAATCCAAAGCGATGAAGCAGCTGCCGATTGGCTCGCTGTTGTTTCAATTGACAATTTCAGTGCGTCCATTAGTTGCTCGATATATGCAGCACAAACGGCAAAAGTAAAGCAAATCATTCTTAAAATGTTTCGCTTGCTCCATTGCGTCGGGTCAATCGTTACGCCGATTGTCGCAAGATTCGATACTAATTCGGTAACTACCTGATTTTGAATATCACTTACTGACCTGCTCATTATTTATGTGTGTTATTTTGATTGATTATATAATATGGGTCTTCATCTAATTCTGACATTATCCCATCAATTCCCGGCTCTGGTACGCCTCCGTTAATTATTGTCGCGTCTACATCGGGTGTTACTTCCTCATACATTCCTTCACGATCGATCTTATTTGCTGTACTGTCAACAAAGTTACAAATAAATTCCATAACGTAATGATAAACGTTTGCATGGTCGTAATCTTGCGATTCATTGATTAAATTAAGCGGTCCACATGCAGTAGGACAATAAGCCGACATTTTAGAGATGATCGAATCTCTTAATCCAAACACGTCCAAATCCTGTTCAAACGTCCCCTCTTGATTGTAAAACACATTAATCAAATGAATCTTAACACCTAAATCTGCGTTTAATAATCCTTGCCCCATTTGCTCAAAAGTCACCGGAGTAACGAACTCAACAAAAGCTGCAGGTGTTGGCCATGTGTAACTTTCTGAATTAATCTGATTGTTCCAAATTCGGGTATAAAGACCAACCGTTTGATGATCGAGATTTAAAACCTGAATAGTTGTAAGTCTTGTAAGTATATCGGTTAATGGTTGTTTAATTCCGGCCATGATTAAAATATTCGTGTGATTATTTCATTTATCTTCTGTTCCTGCATCCGTGTCAATTCAACGGTTTGCCCAATAAATTGACGTTGTGGCATTTTGTCTGTGCCGTCATTCAGATAACTTGCATAAGGCAAATCAACAATCATTCTGAACCCATCATTCTGTATCGTTGCCGTTCTACTCATCGAACTAACTGCCCGGCGAAGTGTACCGCCTCTTTTTTTATACCCGGACCCGATTAAGATGGGTTGCGTTCTTCTTTGCAATCCTTTTGTTTTCGGGTATTTATACGCTGCGAATCCTGGCTTTCTTCTTTGAACTTCCGCCCATTGTTTGCCGTCAAACCCTTGTTTCTGCCATGAGCTGACAAAATAATTTTGCGCCTGATTGGGTAATAAAACAAGTATTTCCCGCTTTGCCTTAATCAGTTTTTGCTGAACGTCCACAAAATTAAATTGATTAGACATTGCTTAGACTTTATAAGACTGTACCCAAAGGACAATACCAAGAGTTGTACTAATTGTGATTGAAGTGATCGGAATAGGGAAAGGAATGTAATCTACCCCAGCTTTTAATGCCACGTTCTGCCATGTTAGATTAGTGATTGCAGAACCTCCCGCCGGTGTGATAGATGATACTTGAGTATCGTCAATACGACAACTGCATGCATATGCAGCCTTTCCGGATGGTAATGTGTATGGTCCAGTTCCTATTACAAATATAGATTCAATGCCTATCATCTTATCTTGCGAGGATGGTCCAATTAAATTGTCTTGTGCGTTTCCCATTGTGTTTTTTATTTCAAAGTTAATAAATAAAGTGTCTGATTTATCAATTGTTTCATATCTGCAATAATATTGTCTAAATCCGAATCAGTGGCTGGTTCGATGATGTTTAAAATATCATCATTCAGGTACGCCATAAGATCAATTAAATATGTTCGGCTATTGGTTCCAGCGTTCGCTTCGATGGTCATATAACCGCCAATTCTGCCATATTTGCCCTGATAAGTTTCAATGAATTTATCAACCTGATCAAGCCATCCATCATAAAACTGATTTAATGCTTTGTGTTCGCTGTATGAAGTCGTATTCAGGTGAATTAAATGAATTACATCTCTTGCCTCAAATAGTTTCTGTTGTACTTTTTGTGGTGTCATGGTTTACGATTAATGTATTTAAACTTAATTCTGCAAAGCTCTGCATCGTTTATTATTTTCTCAACAGTAAAATCAAAATCGGAAACAATATAGTCTTCCTTTATTTTATCAATCACTTTTTGAATTGACATATTAAAATTTCGCGGATCGAAATCAATATATTCCATGTTTAGTCTTTTTTAGGTATTGGTAAATTAAAGTTCGCTAAAGCATAGTCTTTGTCTTTTGCTGGAACTTCGAAATAAGGGTGAGATTCAGAATAAATTACTTTGTCTTTGCCGGGGTTCATCTGAAACACTTCGGGTACGGTTTCTTTTAAATCTTGAATACTACTATACTTTTCTTTTGATGATACGGCGTGAGTGTCTTCGTGTTGCAAAATTATGCATTCACAATTAAAATGTAAAAGTGGTGTCGCCCAATTCCACACGGCATCATGAACCGGTGCAGAAAAGTTGTTATACGGTGCACAAATCTCACACGGTTTGCCATTCGTGCTAAATTCAAGAATAGGCAATATATCCGCGTTACGTTCGATTTCATTCCACTTAACAGCCATTTGAGCCTGACCGATAGCAGTCTGCCGTTCAGTTAATCCCCATGACACATTCCATGTTTCAAATTCTTTGGCTGCTAATTGGGTGAATTCTCTTTGGCTTCTTAAATTACCTGATTCATCTAAAAGTAAAGTTCTGTATTCTTTGATTTGATGATATGCTTTGCCACCTGAAAACATGAAAGTGTTTTCCCTTAATTCAGTCAGTAACTCTAAATCTTTGCCCTTAAAATCAGTTAAGTTACCGCCAAAGCCATCATACAAACCCTTTTTCAAATAGTCGGCAATTGCAAAGTAGAGACTTTCCGGTATTTCATATTCGGTAATCTCGCCCGAATAGATTCTGTTAAGTAAATCTTTAATTTGCGAATCGCTATATTTGAATTTATCGCTCATTTGATAAAATTGTCCATGTTATTTGTCTTAACCCCGTATTTTGCCTCATTCTTATGATAAGATAGTCCATTTATCTCCTGCTTAATTCTCGCAAGACTTTCATTTTGTAATTTTCTTTTGTCTTTCTCATTACCTCATCCGGTGTCATGGACTCCATTTTAGCAACTGTCTCAACTCCGTAAACATTAACTAATCGAACCCATTGAACGCGCGTTCTATTGATTTGATTAACCCCAAATGCAGACTCGAACCTCTTTTTGGTATCGTGCATTAATTGTGGATTGTCTAATAATGCGGTATGAAGTTTCTTATACGCTTTAGTCTGTGACCTTTTGCGAAAGTATTCTTTAATGAACGTGAACATGATTATATATTTTTTCGAGTTTGTTTTTTACTGATTCGTTAAGTTTTGGTATTGCAGGAACAACTGGGGCCGGTGGTGCTGTTACTGGGATGCCTGTTTGTTCTGTAAAGTAGTCACCATCCATCGTTAGATTAGCTTTAAACATCTCGACTGCTTGAGCTATGACCGCGTTATTTAACTCCATTATTTCAGCGTCATTTTTTAACACTGCTATTGTTTCTTCCGGTATTGCAAAACCTAATTCACGCATTTTAACTAATAAGCTATTATTTACCACGTTAGCAATAAACGCGCCGTCTTTGGTTTGCTTATCTTCCATTGCCCGTTCGGCTGGAGCTTTCTCTCCTGAATTACCAAGCTTTCCAGGTACTGAATCAATTGCATCGGCATGACCTAATATGATTTTGCTGATTTTCTTTTCAAGTCTTAACTCAAAATCGGCATAACCCTGATAACCTGTACCGCCTAAAGCCGTTTCAAGAAATTCTATTTCATCCTGTGGATCAATTAAAGCCCATCCTGACGATCCCATTTGTTGCATAGCCCCTGCCATTGCATCGTAATCAGGATCTCCTGCTTTCTTTGTCGTTTTCCCTACCCTGTACGGCTGACTGAACAACTCAACAAAATCACCGTTAAAACCGGCTACATTACGCAAAAATATTTCATAGTTTGCTACCTTATAAAGTAGTCCGTAACCACTTTTAGATGTTCCTATCTCATTGTAAGTCTTTACATATACATGCCAATTCCTGTACGGTTCATCTTCGAATTTTGCCCCTGAAATTGAATAGGTAAAGTTAGTTACATTCATCCTGTCGGGCGAAACATTCCACCGCTTAACTATATCTAAATCAGGAAACTCACCATTAATAACATCTCCCAACGATATGAGCGAATAACCAAAATAAATTGAATCTAAAGAGTGATTTAAGAACTTATTAAACCATTCTTTATTTTGACTTTGACCTTTTACGGTGTCCATAAACATATCGGTTGTTTTCTGGTCTACTTTGCCCTCTCTGTTGACAAATTCCCACTTACGAAGTAGCGTTAAATCCTTTCTTCTGTCAATACAAGCAGATACATGACCGTTAATAACGGTATCAATAAATAGTTTTTGAAGTTTAACCCGGTGCGGATACCAGACGTTTTCTGCCTCATTCAGAGCATCCCGCCAACTCATTATGTCCTGCTTTATTCTTTGCAGTTGAACAGGTGCCGGATAGTTAGTGAGGTTTTTATTGTCCTTTGTTTCTAATTCGGGATTCATCGAACCACCACCAAACGCAAAGTTTTTTACTTTATTCCAGGTTAATGCCATTTTCAATAGTTATTAATCATTTTTTGATTACCTCCGTAACTTGTTCTTAATCCCTGTATTGGCTGTATCATTTCTAAATCTGGTGTTATATCTATTCCTGCACTGGCAGACTGCAGCCATCCTAACGCCGAATACGTAGGGTAAATTATCCGACCATTCAACGCAACCCGATCATCTGGATTACCCCAATACATATAAGCTCTTGTTTCCGGTATGTTTCGCGGTGCAATGCGTAAATGAGCTTTGAATATTGCAATGTTGATACAGACTTCCAATAGTTTCTGGTCCCTATTGTCCCCTTGAATCCATTTTGAGTCTGTTATTTGGGTATCAATTGGGACGGTGTAAGATTCACCGGGTCCCCAGTATTGTACGCCTGCTAATACATCATCAGGGAAACGATTAACTATTCTTTCAGTGCCTGATTGGCCTATCTGTAATAATGCAGAATGATCTAATATTGATGTTGCAATCTGGCAAGTGTAAATCTTATCTTTCCAAAATACTTTGTCCCCTATCTGATAAATGGCCTTATGATTAAAAAGTGATTCAGGATAAACAGCGTTAAATATTTCGTATTGATTACCTAACAGAGACCAATGAGCGACTGTAAAAACTTCCGGTGTGACTATCGCAGTTGAGCAGGAATAAACCTTTCCGTCCTGTAATGTCTGTTCAGTTAGCGTGTATGTTTTTTGTGAATATGGCAAAGTATTTAAGTAAACTGTTTGCCCTGCATTGTATGATTTTGTTTTGTCGTGTTGTGTGATCGGTTGAAAAGCAGTTGATATGTCATATTTGTTCTTTAAAAAGCTCTTACATTCTTCGACCGCCGCTAATTGAATACCATCTAAAACTGATTGATTACCGCCTATAATCTGTTGTAGGTTATCGCTTTGAATCTGCTTTATGTAATCCCCTAAAAATAAAAATGAATCCATATTTTCACATTTTGCGTAAAGATAAATAAATAAATACCTAATTGTAACTATTACGTGAAATATTCTTTCCAATCACCGGAATTGAATGTCTGCCACCTCTTAAATACGTTTGATACTCACTTGCAAAAGCGACCGTTATAATGTATCTAAAAGCATCTGAAACGTGACCAAACTCTTCATAGCTAACCTTGGTAACCGGATTAGTTTTCTTTCTTTTGTCCACTCCGTCGCCGGCTGAATTCTCTAAAGCGTATTGATAATCATAAAGACTTTTAGAGCAGTTTGATCCTATTGTTATTTCAATATCTGTTCTTCCTGCGAATGAAGCGTTAATAAAGTCGGCCGATTGCCTTACCGATGGGTTAACCGACTGCAATCTTAACGATGGGTGATAATCTCTTAAGTAACCCTGAATGTCTGTAAAAAAGTTTTCGCCCTTCTCTTTCCCGGTATCTTCTTTTAATGATGTTCTGTCGCCATAAATAAACAATCCCTTAACTCGCTCTAATGGGTATCGTTTTTTAAATTCATTACAAACATGAATACGCTTGTTACGCGGATCTGGTAGGCAAATTTCATCTATCTGAGTTGCGTGTTTCCCGACTATTTGCCAAACTAAACAAGTTAAATATGGATTGCTATTTTCATCCCATGAGATATGAACCGGCAAATCTTCATTCCATTTCACATTCTTAACGTGAATGTTAGCGTTGAAGTCTTTCCAAAATTCGCCACCCGTTCTGATCTTACCCCAATTTCCTAAACCATAAATCTGATAATAAGCGTTATCGGTTATTTTATCTTTTTCGAAATCGTCAATTACATGCTGATCAACAAATCCGCCTACCAATTTACCGTGTCTCCATTTGCCGACAATCCAATAATTGTTAGTGTAGTTTGATTTTAAAATAACCGTGTTCCCCGTGCTGTTGACCTGTTTTAAATCAATTATCCAGTCTTCCAGATCAATTCCGTTTAATTCAGCCTCATTCACCTGGTCAACTTCGATTAGTTCTTCTTTATCGAATATATTTGTTTTTATCCAGTGCTCTTCTGAAATAGGGTTAAATATTCCTATGATCTGTTGACCTATTCGCCCCCTCAATCGCTTCTTAATTTGTTTTAAATCAACTTCATCAAATTGGCTTATTTCCTCCAGTACAACCCGTTTAAATGCAGATATTCCTTTCACCTTTTCAGAATCATCTAAGCCCCTGAATCTGCAATATGATCCGGTCAAATTGCATTTTATAAAATTGATTTGAATTGTAAAATAGTCAGATAATCCCCAATCAGATATTATTGTTTTGAAGTCTTGAAAGATTGAATCCCGAATATCAACTGCGAATTTGCGAAGTATTAAAGCGTTTTCATCCGGTTCAGATAACATTTTAATAACCTGCAATTGAGTGAAAGAATATGATTTTGATGCAGACGAACCGCCATACATCCATATGTAACGAATTAACGGGTCATTAAATGCCCGTTCTAAATGCCAATATACATTATTAAATAAATTCGGATTAAATTTAAATTCAATCTTCTTTTGGTCCATAACCAATTTTTACAACTGTTGTTGCTTCAATCTTTTCGCCTAACGTGGTAACGTCAATTGAGTTTGCAGCCTTTCCAATACCCCTGTCAAGTATTTTCTCAATCACATCAAACCCTTTACCAGATAAAACAGCCTTGCCAACGATACGAACTAACGATGGTTGTGAATTATCGCTTACCATCTTTGTAAGTTCAGGTACTGGTATTTGAATTAAGCGCAAATAGCACGATGTTATATCCTGCTTTGATGCTTCTGTATATCCCTGCTTTTCAAGTTCAGAATTGACTATTGAAATCGTTTTACGTGGCCCTCCATTCGGGTTTCTTATCTCCCCTTTTCTTGCAGGTATCAGATTCGATGGTACTCCTCCTTTTCTTGGCATTTTTCTAATTGTTATCTAATTCCTTTATGTTGTTACTTTCTTTTTAAATACCCTCCAGTTAAT